CATTTACGAACCGAAAGGCCGGGCGAAAGAATATGCAGAACTCGCTTTAAATATTTACAAAGGTTGTACCCATCGTTGCAGATATTGTTATGCAATGAATGGGCGGCAATCCGGCAACAGAAAATATCATGATGCCGACATGCCGAAAGAAAATGTTTTTAACCATGTGTATGATGATGCAAAAAAATTGCGAGAATCAGGGGATAATCGTGAAGTCTTGCTATCGTTTTTAGGAGACCCTTATTGTCCATCGGAAGAAAAACTACAGCTAACCAGGGAAGCTATTAACGCTCTTATTATGAATGAAAGGCCATTCACAATATTAACTAAGGGTGGGATGAGGGCTGCCAGGGATTTTGATCTTATGTCAGATTATAAAAAATGCTCTTTTGGAACATCTTTATCATTTTGGGGATGGAAATATAAGAATCAATGGGAGCCAGGCGCTGCGGATATAGTTGACCGCCTGCATGCTATTGAAATCGCAAAACAACGAGGGATTAAGACATGGGTATCTGTTGAACCGGTTATAAATCCTGACCAGGCATTAGAAGTTATCCGGTGGCTTGGTGATACGGTTGATCATTTCAAAATCGGAAAAATAAATCACCGACCAGATCTTGAGAAAAAAGTGAACTGGAAGCAATGGCGTGATGATGATCTCATCCCGCTGTTAAATGAAATACAAAGAAAAACAGGTGTAACTTACTATCTTAAAAAAAGTTTGGTGGAAATATAAATGTGAGGGGTTTTCCGATTATTTCCATGTTTATGAAAGAAATGAGGAGAATAAAAAAATGACAGATATAAAAAAGCATGTAAGTTACGGTACGATATCAGAGATTGAGTTTATCAAAGGAATTGGGATGTGGAGTAATATCGGATTAACAAAAGGTAAAAACCGGGTTCAGCTGTTAAAGGGTTATATTAAGGGTATAGAGAATAGGGAACTGTGGGGAGCGATAAAAAAAGAAGAGGTTATGAAATTCGCAAAAGAGGCGCTGAGACAGGCAACATTATAAAAGGAAAACAATATCATGGCGACGAATTACAGTAAAATCGAAAGAAGGATATGGAATAGCCGAACGTTCAAAAAACTTTCTGATGATGGCAAATGGTTATGGTTGTATTTGTTATCCTGTCCTCATGGTAATATTTTAGGGCTTTTTGTGTTAAAGCCGGGGTATGCCATTGCTGACTTGGGGTGGGAATCAATGGAACGGTTTACCAAAGCGTTTGGCGAACTGTTAGCCATACAGTTAAGCAATGGGTTAGGCAAAGGGTTGATCAAGCATGATCCCGACACCGACATGGTGTGGATAGTCAACCACCTCGAACACAATCCTATCGAGAATAAAAATCAGGCGTTGGCCGCTGCCAAGCGTGTTTCTGACCTTCCATATTCGCCATTATTTCAAGATGTTAAACTGTTAATCGAACAGTTAGGCAAACAGTTCCTCGAACCGTTAATCGAACAGTTAGGCAAACAGTTAGGCAAACCTGTAGCTGTAGCTGTAGCTGTAACTGTAACTGAGGAAAAGAAAAAAGATCCCGCCCACAATGCTCCCGAATCCAAGCAATGCTCAAAGGTCAATGCTCAACCAAAGAGCAATGCTCAAAACAAAAAGGCGGGACTATTCTTAAAAACGCTCAATGGTCAACATTTCTCAAACAAGTTCGAAGATCATTTTGAAAGCATTATAAAAAATCTTGAAAGAATCGATGGTCTTACATCAAAACAAAAAGCATTCAATCATTACAAATTTACTCAGTACAACATTAACAAAGTTCATCCTGGAGCATTAGCCGAAACCTTGCTAGGTATTATCAATTATTGGGACCAGGTTGATGATCCATGGGCATACGGCATGGCAATCCTGAAAACCAAAAATGGCAACTGGAATGAAAGGGATGCCATCAAGGATCATCAGGAAATTAACAAACAATGGAATGAAGCATTGAAAACAAATCCTAAGATTTTTAAACTGATCCAGGGGGTTTTAAAAACATTATGAAAACATTACACATGATGGTGGGGCTACCAAGATCAGGCAAAAGCACCATGGCAAGCAGTTTAGGATTTCCGATAGTTGAACCAGATGCAATACGACAAGTTATGCATGGAACTCCCTGGAAAAGAAACGTTGAACCTCTGGTATGGGCGATTGCTCACATCATGGTTGAATCTCTTTTCGCGGCTGGACACAACGATGTTGTTTTGGATGCTACCTGCCATACAATCCAAAGACGAGCTGAATGGGAATCGGAAAACTATATAATACAATATCATGAGGTTGATACCTGTGTTTCCGAATGTATTAATCGTGCAATAATAAACAACCAGAGGTATTTGATACCAATAATTGAGCGCATGGCTAGACAATATACACCAGTGGGAGGGAGGACAGATGGATAAAAAAACCGCAAAAAAACACTTAAAAATGTCAGATGATATCGCAATTGGGTGGGAAAACATTGCTCATCATACGCCCTATTCGGCAAGTTCCCTGCGGCAAAGGTTCGGCAAGAAGATGATGGAGACGGGATATGTAATTAAAGAGGTTGCGGGGCGCAAGAAGCGCCCCCGTGTTTGGGCTTATGTGAGCATGGTAAAAATGTTTTTTATGTTGCTGAATAGAAAAAACACTACTCCTGATGATTGTGAAAACTAAAGATATGCTTGCATCGCTTTTAAAATCACGTCACGTATCGAGTCTTTGTCATCGATTGCTCGATGCTTTATTTTAGTCAGCAATTCTTTCGGCACGTCCCGGAGCAGATAATTCCCGCCTGAGTAGGTGCTCTTAAATATTTTGTGGGCTATGTGAGCAACGTTTACCGGCTTACCTTCCCCTCTCAATCGTGAGATTTCCAGACTTATTTCTGGTTCACACTGCCTACAAAGCAATGTTCCTCCCATACCTATCCCACCAACAACTTCTTTGCCACATGCTGCGCATAAATATTTACTCATAGTGTTCCTCCTTTTTTTAGTTTTTGGGCAGTTTAGTTTATAGCCGTGCCAAGGGCTTTGAAATTATTCCAAATTTAAAAAAAACTCATCAAACTCGTCGTCTCCAACCAGTACATGGTCAGTGCACTGGGTTAAAAAATTAACAATAAAAAACAGTAACTTATAAATATTTTATAAATTTGTTAACAAAATTGAAAATTATGAAAATATTGCTCTCTATGTAATACTTATTGAGTTGGCTTTCTTTGCATGTCAGACCTCCTTGGCGCTTGACAGCGCAAAAACAAGAATATAATAAGTTAATTATGAGTGAATCCGACATTATACACACACCCGAATTTTTGATGGGAAATTTTTACAAATCTCTTCTCGGGGTAGGGATTACACCGGATTATCTTGCACAAAAAATCAAAAATGGGTGCGAGGCCAAAAAAATAACTCGAATAAAACTAAAGGGTTATGTTGCTAAAAAACAAAGTATCTTTTCAAAAGAAAAAAAGAATTATCTTCCGGAAAATTGCGAGGTTATCACCTCTAGCGAGGAAGAAAGCCTATTAGAATTTTATGACGATGACGGTGAAAGACAGGACAAAAACCGTATGGATGCTGAAAAACTGTTAAATATATATCCATCTCAAAAGATTGATCTTGGTGGGTCTGTCAATGTTGCACCGGCTTTGACCGATGCAGACAGAGAAATGATAACAGAACTAGCGGATAGTGTGTGTGATGCAATTATCAGAGAGCATAAACAGAAAATTAAACAAAACAACTGACGCAGCTATGAAAGCCTGCAATGCCTGGTATTGGGCATCGACAAGTAAAATTAAGCTGGTTGGGAGTAGCTTTAAGATCGATAAGCACGAGTTTCAATACCGGCCTATGTCCATCAGACCTCCTGTTAAGGTCGTTAAGAAAGGCACACAGGGCACTTTTACGGAAGGTGAAGTATTAAACACGCTAAATGGGATGATATTCGGTTATTACCCGACTGGTGTTTATTATCTTTTTCCCAGCCGGGAAAAGGTTGCTGAATTTTCAAAGTCTCGGTTCAAACCGCTCATCAATGATAATCCTGACGCCATCGGCCGTTTTGTCCGTGATACCGATAGCGCAACACTAAAACGTATCGGGTCAGGCTTTTTGTATTTCCGGTCAGGTCGGCTTGGCCAGGACCTCCGGGGCGGGGATATGAAGACCAGTGCTGCATTGAAAGGTGATCCAGCGGATCATGCTGTACATGATGAGTATGATGAAATGCATCCCGGGATCGATGAGTTTGTTGATGGGCGTCTCGCTAAGTCTGCAATACACACAAAATCTTATCTCGCTAATCCAACCCTACCCGACTACGGGATCGATAAAAAGTGGCAGGACTCAGACCAAGAGTACTGGCAAATCAAGTGTGGGCATTGCTCATATTATACATGCCTGGATTTGGAGGAAAACTGGCCTGAAGACAGCGAGTGCAAGGTTTTAAAGCGTCAACCGGATGGGTCAGTCATAAGAGCTTGTACGCATTGCGGGAGAGAGCTCGATCCCAGGCTTGGAGAATGGGTACCTGCGAGGCCGAAAGAAAAAGATGTGATTGGTTTCACAATCGGCCATCCCTCTTATCCATGGATCAATGTTAAAACGCTCTTGGACAAATGGGAGCATCCGGCAACTGACCGGCCAAACTTCATACGTCTTAAACTCGGACGAGCGTACATCGAGGCCGAAAACCGGCTTTCGCACAAAGAGATATTCGATTGCTGTGGTAATTCGGGGATTGCTTCTTCAGATCCTGGTCCATGTTTTATGGGTGTTGACCAGGGTGGCAAAGACCAAGATTTATTTCATATCACAATCGGCAAGCGCAATAATGTGTTTAATCAAAAGCAAGGAAAAATCATCCATATAAGCGTACAGAAAGGATGGTCCGAACTCGATGGATTTATGAACAGGTTCAACATTGCTCGGTGTGTCATAGATGGGCTCCCCAACCAAGATGATGCTCGTAAGTTTGCTTCAAGGTTTCCAGGGAAAGTTTATTTGAGCTATTTTTCTGAAACGCAAAAGGGATCATATGTATGGGATGATGAGCGCATGATTGTCAATAGCTATCGAACGGAATCGATGGATAATAGTCATAATGAGATTGCCAAGCAGCTTATCGAGTTGCCGAGGAAAACCCCGGAAGTTGAAATATTTGCGGATCATTGCCACGCAACGGCCAAAAAGCTGGAAGAAAATGAAAAGACGGGTGAGGTCAGGTATGTTTATCTGCCTAAGTTGGGTGGCCCGGATCACTACCGGCTATCATTTTGTTATGAATCAATGGCACGGAACGGTATGCCAGCAAAGAGGTATGCATGAAAAGCGTTATTGCAGTCAGAAAAGCCGGTTCAGGGTGCGTTATTGATTATATTAACGACAATAATGTTAAGCAGAGGGACTATCTCTTAGATATGCTCGGTGCGATCATTCCGCCATCGGGAAAATATCCTGGATATTATCTTTTCATCGGGATGTATTTCGATAGGGTTCCAGCTGGACCTCATAAGCTGATTTTTCTGGATGAGGGGGAAAACCATATACGTTCGGCGCTTGTTCTCGGGATGAACGATACTGCAATAAGATTATCTGCAACCACTGTCTATGCTGATCACAACAACAGAGCTTTTTTTGCAGGCATTTGGAATCTTAACCCAAAGTACTGGCTAAAGCCTGCTGCGTCTGTCGAAAACATAGAATACGGGGATGCCCTCATCCATGAGATACGGGATGCAAATGTTTTGGATCTTCCGAAAACATCAATACTTTACAAAACGCTTTTCGATCCGGTCAGTGGGATCAATGATAATGATGATCTTAAAGACAGTAAGTTTTATGCTTTCCACGCATTAAGATTCATCTTGGCCGGGATAGAAAGAGATATACATGTTACGAGAGAAACGGTTAATCAACATTATGATTTGATTTTAAAGCGGTTTCACAAGCCCATGTTGAATAGGTATAATCGATATCAAGAGGGTGTAAACGGAGCGGTATTATGATTCCACACAATCCACAACAGAGTTATACAGGTCGGCTTGGGCTATCAAGGCCGCAAAGTATTTCGGGATCGGCAATGCCAATTAGTATTCAGCTGCAACCCTCCGCATCCTTGGTAACAACAAAATCGGAGGTCAATACAGAACAATCAAAACAAGCTTCGATCAATGCAGTTGCTTCATCTGCTTCTCTGGTTTCAGGGCTTTCGGGGCATATTAAAAATGCTTTTGAGGCTGCAAAGCAAGCAAGGCTTTCGAGCGGGATTGATGATCTGTTGATTTCTTGTCTTAATATGGTTAACGGTAATTATGATCCAACCACTCTTGCCAGGATACGGGCGGCCACACCCGGTGGCTCAGAAGTTTTTATGATGTTGGCGGATGTTAAATCAAGAGCGTGTGCTTCCATACTCAGGAGTACAATGATCCCGGCCGGTCAGGACAAGCCCTGGTCGATATCTCCAAGTCCTGTTCCTGATCTTCCTCAGGAAGTACAGGTACAGGTTGTTGAGCAGGTCTTTAATGAGGTTACGCAGGTTATCCAGTCAAATGGGGCAAATGCGGTATCAGAACAAGAGATTGATATCCGTCTCGATCAGCTTGAGAAAAAAGTAAAATCGGAACTGATGAAAGTCGCAAAAGAAGATTGCTTGCGGATGGAAAAACATATCGATGATCAACTCACAGAGGGTAAGTTTTACGATGCTTTTGCAGATTTTCTTACCGATATTTCGATATTCCCGACGGCATTCATTAAGGGCCCGGTTGTCAGAAACAGACCAAGGTTAATTTGGAAAAATAATGGTGGCCCCAATGCTGTCCCGGCTGTCGAAAAAATGCCGAGGCGGGAATACTATCGTTTAAGCCCGTTTGATTCTTATCCGAGCCCTGGTGCAAAACACATCCAGGACGGTTATTTCTGTGAGCATCATCGGCTACGCAGGTCTCAATTAAATACGATGATAGGAGTTTCTGGATTTAAAGACAGCGAAATACTGGCTGTTTTAGATGAATACGGTAGAGGCGGTCTTAGAAACTGGCTTGCAAGTGATTTCCAAAGAGCGCAAGCCGAAGGCAGGCCGAACGAGGACACCGATCCCGATCCGGTTATCGATGCGTTGGAATATTGGGGTTTTGCCCAGGGTAGAGATTTAATATCTTGGGGGATGAGCGATAAAATTATATCAAACCCATTATTGGATTATCAAATAACTGCATGGCTTATTGGTACTCATGTGGTGATGGCGAGGCTTAATCCTCAGCCTATGGGGGCAAGGCCATATTTCAGCGAGAGCTATTCCAAAAAAACGGATAGTGTTTGGGGTAAAAGCCCTCCGATGCTGATGAAAGACACACAAAACATTTGTAATGCGGTGGCACGGGCTTTGCTAAACAGGATGGCTTTTGCTTCAGGTCCCATCACAGAAATCTTTTGGGACCGGCTGGCACCCGGCGAAGACCCAACGGCTATTAAACCCTGGATGCTGATAAAAACAAAATCAGACGTAACGGGTAGAGCGTCAAGCAAAGCTGTTTATCTCACGGACATTGATCCCAGGAGTGAGGTTTTTTTAACTGTTTATAAGTATTTTTTCAATCAGGCGTCCGAACAAACAGGGATTCCAAACTACATCTATGGTGATAATACCGGAGACCAGGCTCACAAAACTTCTTCCGGATTAAGCATGTTACTCAATAATGCGAATGCGTTAATGAGGGATGTCATATTTAACATTGATAAAAGCGTTATAAAACCGATTATCTATAACCATTGGCTTAATATTATGCTGTATGATTCTGATGTCCCCAAAAATGGGGATGTTTTTGTTAAAGCGAGAGCGAGCGAATATCTGATTGAGCAAGAACAATTACAAATCAGGAGGAATGAAGCTTTGCTTACCACAAATAACCCGTGGGATATGAGGATAATTGGGGACAGAGGCAGGGCAGCCATGCTCCGGGATGGCTTTAAAGCAATGAAAATGGATGTTGATGATATTCTTCCGTCAGATGATGAAATGTCGCAAAGGGAACAGAATGTAATTAACCAGCTCATGGCCAGAGTTCAAGAGCTTGAAGGCATGGTTGGTTCCCAGGGCATGATGGATGGCGGAGGCCAGCAACCGAATGATAAAAAACCGAATCAAAATGGAAATCAGCTTAATTTAATGCAATGAGCAACTTCATACCTGCGAAACAATTAGAAGATTACGAGCTTAGAGACATAGCGCTCATGGCTGTCGATGATAAAAAAAGGTTTAAATCTTTCAAGAGAGCCTTGGAGTTAACAGAATCAAACGTGCTTAACATGCTTAAAAACCTGGAACATTCTCCATCTTATTTCAGATGTCAAGGTGTTGCACAGTTCTTAGACGAACTGAAACTTCTTTTTGATTAGAGTGCCATTGCGTTTTTGCGGTGGCGGGTTGGTGTTTGAACCTTAAAAACAAAGGAGTAAATTAAAATGGGACGATTTGAAAATCTTACAGTAGGGCAAATTATGATTCAAGGTATGAGTAACGGTGTTGTTACTGTCCTTGAGAAAACATTCACGGGCAAAATCCGGAGAGCAGAGGGAAGTACGGTTCCAACAGACGGAACAGCCGGGTATGCAATCGGGTCTCAGTTTTTTATGAATGATGCTGCGCTGGGTATGTGTCCAATTTGGCTAAACATGGGAACCGAAACTTCATGCAGTTTTGTTCCTGTCGGTAATGTAGTTGGGTATGGGATTAATATTGCCGGGGGGCCTGTAACATCAGTAGGTGGCGATACAACTGAGATTATTACCTTGGAATCCAAAATACTTGATACAGATATAGCCATTGTAAACCATGAGATTTCGGACGATAACGATCAGATAGTTGCAGCTATCTCAGACGAGGGCAAAATCACGATAACGGGTAGTGCCGACCCCTTAACAGCACATGGTTATGCTTACATGGGGATAAGGGATGGATGCTTGCCGGAATTTGATATTGTTGCAGCGGGCACACATACGACTGTTGGAGGTGCTGCCGCTGAAGATATCACCATAACAGGGGTCGTGGCTACCGATATAGTATTTGCCTGTTACGGTGCGACAAACGATACTGACGTTATCAGCGATGTTGTGGCCGGCGCAGGGAAAATAACAGTCACAATGTCTGCTGATCCGAGTACGGCCCATTCGATTCATTATTTGGTTATCCGACCAAGAGGGACTTTTAAACCTTCTCATTATATTGCTTATGCCGGTGTCCATACGACTGTTGGAGGTGCTGCCGATGAAGCAATAACTGTCACGGGTGCTTTGGCAACAGATGTTCCCATTGTTTGCTATAACACCACAAATGACACTGACAGCATTTTGAAATCGGTAGTTACAGCAAATACTTTGACAGTCACAATGTCTGCTGATCCGAGTACGGCACACAAGTTGGCGTATATTCTATTGAGGGGGTATTAATTTTTTTTGATGCTTTAATTACAAATTTGTTAACAATTTTGGATAATAACCATTAACAACCAACACACCACAACTTTAAAGGAGGGAAAATTGAAAAATCAAAGCAACTACGAAGGCACTGAGGGAGGTTTTGCTCCTGAGATCGGTCAAGAGGACGATCAGTTCAAAAATAAAGCCGGTCATGACGACCAGCAGGAGCAATCTTCAGTCCCGGCAAATGTGAGTGTTATTAAAGTTCCGAACAACATTGATGATCCTTTACAAAAGAATGTCACTTTTTCATTCGCAGGATGGGCGTACAATGTTTATGACGTTCGATCACGAGGGAGAAAATTCATTCAAAGAGTTGGTAAGATCAACATAAACCCTATGATTGAAAAAAGTGGTGTCCAAAATGGAGATTAAAGATGCAACTGCAAAAATGACTCTCGGAGCTATTAAAACAAGAGATATCGACAATTTAGGATTATTACTTTCAAACCGCAATGCTAGGGAAATTTGTTTTAATCGTAAAATACATGCCCTGATTTTCTTAGGGACTATCGTAGATGTCATTCTTAAAGACAAATTTAGCATAAACCAGGCTGAGCTTTACAAAGATTGTGGGGCTGATTTTCAAAAAAGAATTAAAGCCTTGTCAGGTAAGCCCGTTAATCCTTGTTATTCTAATGTGCCTGTCAGTGATCCGGCCATGCTCAAACTGATACGCAGCATAGATAAGCTTCTCGCTGAAAAAGATGTCAAGGTTGAGCGAAGACAGTACACAGCGCTAAACGATAGATGGCGCTCTGGAATTTATATCTATCATGCAAATGAAATTGCTTATTTTATTTCAGAACCATACCAAAGGAAAGGAGGTCATTATTCTAATGGCCATATAATAGTCCCTGCTTTTGGCAAATGGTTCATTTTGACAAACTACTCGGATAAGTCTTCCATTCAGGTGGAGACAAGCCCAATTGCGGAGACTATGGCTTAAAGGCGCATAAATTCGCTGAAAAGGAGATTAAACATGCCCACATTTGTACCAAAGGCTGTTCAGGAAGCAAAGGATAAGATTTCACAGATTACAAAGGAAATAGGCGCAAAGCCTGACCCCTTTATCGAAGCCGGAACAACCACGGCTATCCAGGCTACTAAACAACAGCAAAAACCAAGTGAAGGGGTAACAACAACACCGATTGTTATTGGAAATTCTATTGCCAACGCCGAACCGGTTAAAGTTGAGCAAATGTTATCTGTTCAACATGGGCAAGACTTTGAACAAAAATACAATGTCTTGCAGGCTAAATATAACAATGAAATTCCAATCCTTCACAACAGAGTAAGGCAATTAGAAGAGCAATTAAATTCTTCAAACGAGATTGTGCAGCAATTAAACAGCACTATTGCTCAACTTAAAGAAACGAAGCCAGCAGAACCGGCGAAAACAAACCCCAAGATTTCTGCTCTTAATCCGGATGATTTTGAAGGATATGGGAAAGAAATGGTTGACGTAATCGATTCTTTAAATGCCGTTATAGCGGAAAACGATTCTTTGAGGGGAGAACTGTCTCAATACAGAACGGAAACAACCGAAAAGGTAAGCACCGTATCCCGCAAAATGGATGAAAACATTTTCTATAATGACATTGAAAGAGCCATCCCAAATGTTTGGGAAATTAACAACGAGACTTGGTGGAGAACATGGCTTGCTAAACCACATACGGAAGCGATAAATGCAAATGATGTGGACTTGGGCAAAATCAGGCAGGTTGTTCTTGATGAAGCAACAAAAAAAATGGACTCCAAAAAAGTTGTAGCCCTTTTTAAGCAGGCTATTCAACAAAACGGCGGCCAAGCAGCGTCTCAAGCTGCTGATAAGGGGCGAGCTCTTTCTCAGCAAGTTGTTCCAGATGGCGGCTCGGCGTCGTCGCTACACATTATTGCCCCAGGATCATTTGAACCTGTTTCCGAAGAGCAGTTAAAGAAAGCGGAAAGAGACAAAATCCAAGGCAAGATAACATTGGAGCAGTTTCATGAAATACTATCAAGATATACCAAAACGCAGCGAGCTAGTAGTGAGGGCTCTTTTTACTGATTTTGTTTTTAGCTCTCCGCTTGCTGCTGCTAAACAATTTTAATTAATGGAGGTAAGGCTATGATCGGAGCAGCGGCGGGAACCCCTCAATATTCAGGTAATTATATACCAACAGTTTTCAGTTCGTTACTTCTTGTTCATTTGTACGAAGTAACTTGTCTCGCTGAAATCAGTAATACAAATTGGGAAGGGGAAATTAAGAAAAAAGGCGATAAGGTTATAATCAGGACACTGCCGAATATTACCGTAAGAGACAGAGTAAAAAATCAGCGGATTATTATCGAAAACCCGGACAGCCCTTCTAAAGAATTGTCCATCGATTATGAAAAATATTTTGCTTTCATCATCGACAGGGTTGACGAATATCAAGCCGATATACCTCTTGGCAGTCAATGGGCGGCTCATGCGGCAAAACTCATGACCATAGATATTGAAGAAGCTATATTCGCCAGTATTTATGCTGACGCATCTTCTTATAATGTCGGCTCATCTGCGGGGTATAAATCAAACAACATCGATATGGGAGTGAGTGGGACACCATATCTTGTGACCGAAGCGAACGCATATCAAAAAGTGGTTGATATGTCCACAATTCTTTCAGAAATGAAAGCACCGAAGGATGACGGCCGTTACGTTATTCTTCCTGAATGGATGACAGGCATGATTAATAAGTCTGATCTGAAATCACGGGATATTTACGGAGACGGAACCAGCGTGGCTATGAACGGCAAGATAGGAAAAATCAGCGGTATGAATACATATGAAGTCAATACCCTGACATCGGTAACAGATGGTTCATATACAGGATGGCATATTCTGTTTGGTCACAAACTCGCACTTACTTTCGCTTCTCAGTTTAACGAGACAGATATGCTTAAAGACATCGAATACCGTGGCGTTGTCATGAGAGGCTTCAATGATTACGGCTATGAGGTCATTAAGCCGGAAGTTCTTGGCGATTTTTACGCCAGGTCGAGCTAGAAAAAACCCTGATCCGGATTCAATTATTTTTTATTTTAACACACATGGAGGATATAAAACATGAGTACATACCAATGGATGGGTGCCGGTTACGGGATTCCACAGCTCGGACCTAAACCCGCTTATAGTATCGTTATTGATGTGCCTCAGCTTATCGCAGATGGGGCAAAAGCTGGGCTTGCTCTTACGTCAGCCGCAGGAACCGGAGTTGCTTTGGCATCTTCTGGATTTGCAGCAGATGATATTCTGGAGATTTTCTGGGTACCCAAAGGCTTTTGTTGCAGAGGCATTGGCACTTATGTAATCGTTGCCGAAGGAGGGACATGCACTATCAATGCTGGTGTTACCTCGACAACAGAAACTCACGATCTTGGCGGTGACATTGACGGATGGGGCGTTTTTAATCTAAATGCAACCGCAGGTTCTGTTGACGGCACCGCTGATGCTGATGGGTATGGGACAGACAATAAACCGGCGGGTATCGTTTATGTTACTAACGGGTCGATAGACATTGAGTTTAATCACGCTACGGATACGGCTGTTTTTTCTCTTTGGGCAGAGGGATATTGGGTTGGCGATCTTACCAATCCCGATTAATTAACAGCATTTTCACACACATTGATATAGCCTCTTGGCTTTTTACAACCAAGAGGCTATCTTAAAAATACATAAAAATAAGGAGAACTATAACAATGTCAGGAAGATATGTCAGGTTGCCAAATGGCCGTATTTTACCATGGACGGATATTTTATCCAAACGAGAAGGTGTAAGGGAAGTCACCGAAGAAGAAATGGATTTACGCATAGCAGCGATAAAAGAAAGAAATAAGCTATTGAAAGAAAATATTCAAAAGCCTGCTGTATCTATAATCCTTCAAGAAAAATCTGAAATTTTGAAGCAGCTCGAAGCAGAACAGGCAAACCTTGAACAAAAATTAAGTGATATTCAGGCAGGCGTTAATTCACAGGAAGAAACAGAGGAAGAAATCGCCAAAAGGATTTTCAAGGAAAGGTCTGAACAAATATCAAAAGACCCTGAAATCATGAAGATTATGGCTATGGATTCTGCAAAGGAACTTGCCTTGCATATTATGGCCGAGTACGGCGAAGAAATAAGCAAAAAGGATTCGAATAGCAAGGATGAAGACGTTATCTCTGGGTTGCGTAACCGTGCGTTGGAACTGCGTACAATGGCCTTGATTAAACTAAAAGGCGACAACCCACAATAAAAAAGGGCATGGAATATGACCACAAACCTATCAAGTTGGGAATCTGAAATTCTACCTG